AGAGAGATGCGCGTTCCTCTTGAACTTCGTCCTGGTGGCCGCTTTGCCTATTGGAATCCAGATGGCGGAGATATGGGCCGTGGTGGTGGTCCAACTTGGGATAAAGCGGTTCTTCGACCTGTGTTTCTATTGGAAGCTATTGAGTACACGAAACTGACTCAATATGCTACTGACGACCGTCGTAAGGCTGTCATTAATGCCGTTCGTAAGATGACTGCCGGTGCGACTGTTGAAATGAGGAAACAGCTTGATTCTCAGCTAATGCAGGCTGGGACAGGTCAGATTGGAACTATTTCATCGGTCACTACTGCCGGAGGCGTTGATACATATGTTCTAACTCAGGCATTTGGTGCGAATCTGATGCGTTATGATCAGGTCGTTCAGGTGTATGATGCAACAATGGCAACGCTTCGTGGAAAAGGTACTATTAGTTTCTATGATAAGGCTAATAAGACCATTTCTGTTACTCCTGCCGTTGCTGGAGCAATCGCAACAGATGTTCTAGTTACAGATGGAATTGTTAATCCGACAGCACTGCCTGGTATTTATGGTGTTCCATATCATCACAGCAATGCTTCTACTGGAACATGGCTTGGATTTGATCGTGCAACAACTCCTGAAATTAGGTCAAATCGAGTTAATGGTGCTTCTTCTCCTCTGACTCTTCCATTGCCACGTCTTGCAATTAATCTCATTGGCAATCGAGTTGGAATTGATAATAACTTTGATCCTACTGCTTGGATGCATCCTTGTCAAGCTCAGGCTTATGAAGAGATTGGACAGCTTGTCTCAATTATTCATAAACAGGCAAAGGATGAAGCCCTGAATCTGTATTTTGGCGATAATATGCAGATGGCTGGTGCTCCAGTTAAGACTCACTTTAACTGGAACAAGACAAGAATTGATTTCGTTGTCAATTCTGTTTGGGGTCGTGCTGAAATTCTTCCGATTGGATTCTACACATCTGATGGGCGGAAGATTTTCGAGCTTAGAGGTTCTTCTGGTGGAGTGGCTGCGGCTGATGTATTCTACATGGTCATCGGCTTTCAGACATTTCTCACTAATCCTGCTGCAACAGCATACATTGACGCTTTACAAGTCCCTTCGGGTTATTGATTTAAAAGAATCTTTTGGAGGAATGACTTCATGGAATTAGAAAAAGTTAATGTTAAACTTCCTGATGTTTCAGATATTGATCTGGGATATGCAGCAGGGTTCTATGAAGGCGAAGGGTCAGTATGTTCCACTAATGATAGCAGTTGTTGTGTTAATATTACACAGAAGGATTCTGAACCTTTAGTTAAACTTCAAGAACTCTTTGGTGGTAATATTAATTTATACAATGGCTATCATTACTGGAGGTTGTATGGAGATGAATGCAAGGCATTTATTGTACTCATCTTTAATCAATTATCAGCTAGAAGAAGAAAACAAATAGAGAAGTATGAAAACTTCTTCTATTCTATTGAATGTTGTCCAAATAAGCATCCTTATGAGGATGGTAGCTTTAGAATAGTTGATGATTCTCGTGGAAGAATTCATAGGCAGTGTTTAATTTGTGCAAAAGCAAAAAATAAAAGAAAGAATACTCCTGCAAACAGGATAGCTATAGAATATGCTAATGTTTCTGGAATGTCTAAAGAAGAGGCTATGAAATACCTCTACCCAAAGAAATTTGAAGAAGATATTTCAGATGAAGACGAAACAATTCAGTAAGGAGTAACTTCGATGAGTGATCTTCTATTTCAAGACCTGTCAACTGCTCAGAGTAATAAACAGCCGCTTCCTCCTACGATTGCCAGTGCGGCTACTATTGCTCCTAAGACTAAGTTCACATTTCTTACTGGAACAGTTACAATTGCAACAATTACTCCACCAACAACCGGGTATTGTGAATTGACTCTCTGTTTCACTAATGCTTCACCTGGAGTATTTCTAACTTCTGGAAATATTCAGATTGCATATCAGCCAGTGCAGAATCGTCCTATTGATCTTTGCTATGATCCTTCTTCTGCTAAGTGGTGGGTTAAGGCAGTGGTTTAGTAGTTTAGTATAGGAGGTGAGAAATTCTTCTTGCCTCTTATACCTTTCTTTGGCAATGAAAATTGCTGGCTTGAAAAATAGCCGGAGAAAAACAAATGACAATTCCTAATTATTGGCGTCAGGCTCAACCTATTGATAATAGAGTTGCATTAATTGGAGCTAGTGCAATTAATAGGGTTTGGAATCTATTTCCTCAAGGTGGAGGACCGAGAGGTGCATTTACTACTTTTACAGATTTAGCTCCAAATATTAGAAGCAGAGATACAATTGTTATTTCTGGTGTTTTAAGGGAACAGGCTATTGCTCCATTAGGTGTATTTGATGTAGAAGTTATTGGGGCTGCTAATAGACCGAGACAGGCTACTAATGCTGGTATTCCTACTGGTGGTGGTGCTACTTGGCTAGCTCCTGCTTCTCCTGTTGCTACTACTCCACTACTTGAATTGAGAGAACAAGGTTGGTCAATTGAAAATATTGATTTTGTTCCTCCTGCTGATGATGCAGCAATAAAAATGCACTGTGAAGAAACTGCTACTTATCCAGATGCTTCACATTTAACTGTTCGTGGTTGTAGATTTACTGATGGTCTTATTGGTATTGAAGACTTTGGTGGTGCCTCTAATGTTTTAGTTGAAGAGTGTTCATTTGAATCGCTAGCTGGAGCAGGTGGAGGAGCTATTGTAGTTACTAATCAAGGTGTTCGTATTCCACAAAGATGGCTATTTAGAAATAATCGTATTCTTCCATGTGTTAATGGTATTGTTGGAGCATTTGTTGATAGCGTATTTCGAGATAATACTATTGCAAAGTCTACAACAGCTACAATTAATCTTGCATCAGGTAACACTGGTCTAAGAAACTTTGTTTATATGAACGTGTTTAATACTAATAATGCTGGTTTTAATCCTGCCGCTGGATATACTGGCAATGCTACAGATACTTGGGTTAATTATCTACAAGATGCAATTGACTTTGGTATCCCAGCGTAGTTAGAAAAGTTGAGGAGTTCTTCTTAATGTTTATGATTATTCTTCCCCTGAGTAATCATAGGCTGGGAAACTAAGAAGAACTCTTCATTTTAGAGAACTTCAATGGAACTCAGAGAGACAATAGAATCTATCAATTACAAGCTCGAAAAAGAGTTTGGCAAGCATATTGACGGTCGTCCTAACTTTAGAGTAGTTTGGTCAGAAGATCAGTATGAGAAGAGATGGACAAGCTTTACTGATGAGGGATTTGAACTTCCTCAAAGAATTGTAAAAGAACTACCAAAATATAAGCAGTATGTTCATGAGAAGTTTATCCTAGAACGGCTTCTTCCTGTAATAGGAGAGTCTGATCTGATTGAGAAGACTTCTTATGAACCTGCTTGGGTTTTTCAGGATAAGGATGGAATCTATCTTCCTCCATTCTTTGATGGTTGTAAATTTGTAGTTGAAGCCATTCTTGAGCAGATGGGTCATAAAGGTCATGTGAAGTATAAAGATCCTAATGTCAGTGAAGAAGAAAGATTAATTCATCTAAATGAAGTAGAAAAGGAACTCTTTGGTAATGAAACATCTGTCGGTGATGCACTAGCTCATGGTTATGGTGTTGGATTTACAACTAGCAAATTGCTAAATTAGGAAGGTTAGATTATGGACACAGCAGGTCTACTCCAAGTCGGTGAGCTTTCAACTCCTAGTCATGAGAGACTTATTAGAAGTCATAAAAATCCTCTTGATAAATGTACAGTAGTTTCTATTTTTCCTCAAGAGATTGACGAAGTAAAGCATACTATTGAGCCCGGAAAGTTTCACATTGATGCTGGAACGTATGAATCACCTGCAATTCTAGTTGTTGGTTCTAGTTCATGGTGGAAGAAGATTGATTCTGCTCAGCCATCTACAGAGATTCAGACAGGTTCAATTCAAGTTGCTGAAGCTATTGTAAAAGATTATTGTAATGGTCTTCTTGAGTATAGTGATGATTCTATGCCAGGATTGTTCTATGCAATGGGAGAACATAAAGTAGTTGATATTAAGCTTAAGTTTAAGGGTGATCTTGATAAAGCTAAGATTAGACAAGATAACTGGTATAGGAAGCTAGTTCGTATGGCAGATTCTCTTTGGGCTAGAACAAATGGTAACCCCTTAACAATTGCGAATGAAATGAGATTAGCGGCTAAGAGTTTGAATTTCAATGATAAGCCTTGGCTTAAGGATTATGTAATCGAACAACAGGTTCGGTGCATTGCTTGTGGATCGCTTAGAAATCCGAGTTATCCTATTTGTGCTGTCTGCAAAGCAATTGATTCAAGTCATCCGATGAGTAAAGAATTGAAGTTTGCATGAGGATTAAATGAGTGTAACTTCTAATCGAAGTGTTCACGTTGAATTCTCAGGAGATGAAT